GGCTGATCACCACCAGCAACGCCGGTATCCCGGCCTGGATGGCGAACCTTCTCGATCCGGAAATCGTCCGCGTGGTCACGCAGCCGATGCGCGCCGCGGAAATCTTCGGTGAGCGCAAGAAGGGCGACTGGACGTCCCTGACGACCCAGTTCCCGATTGTGGAGCCCACCGGCCAGGTCACGACCTACGGTGACTACAACGCCGGCGGCAACGCTTCGGCCAACGCCAACTGGCCGTCGCGCCAGTCCTACCACTACCAAGCGGTGAGCCGCTGGGGCGAACGCGAAATCGCGATCTACGGCGAGGCGCGCATTCAGTACAAACAGGAAGTGGACCTGGCGTCGGCCCTGGTGCTGAACAAGTACGGCAACCTCGCCTATTTCTACGGCGTGTCGAACCTGGCCCTCTACGGCGCCCTGAACGATCCCAGCCTTCCGGCTCCGATCACCCCGGCGGCCGCGTGGTCGACCTACACCGATGCGGTGCAGTACTATAACGACATCAAGAAGCTGTTCGCCCAGCTGCAAACCCAGCTGACCGGCTGGCTGCGCCTGGACGCCAAGATGACGCTCACCATGTCGCCCGCGCTCGAGGTGTACCTGACGTCCACCAACGACTACAACGTCAACGTGGCCGACCTGCTGCGCAAGAACTTCCCGAACCTCAAGATCGAGACGGCGCCGGAGTACGGCAACGCCAACAACGCCGGCGAGCTCATGCAGTTGATTCTGGACGAGCTCGACGGGATCGAAACCGCCTACGTCGCCTTTACCGAGAAGATGCGCGCGCACCCGGTGGTGCAAGGGCTCTCCTCCTTCGAACAGAAGAAGTCGGCGGGGACCTGGGGCTACATCAACCGGCGCCCGGTGGCGCTCGCCCAAATGCAGGGCATGTAGGCCCGCGGCCTACGTCGAGAGAGTGAAGGGCCCGGGGTTCACGCCCCGGGCCTTTTTGTTACCCTCTAGCTTCCATCACGACTGATTCGGAGAGGAATCAAGCACCATGGCCAGGGAAAAAACCCCCGTCTCTTCCGCCCCCGCTAAGCCCACCATGCACCGCGTGGCCGGCGGCCCCAAAAAGCTCGCTCTGCAGGCCACGCCGGACCACGTGCTTGTGCAGCGCGCCACCACCGGCGCCACCGTCACGATCGCCTGCAAGCTCCCCAACGGCCTGAACCTGGGCCACATTCACGGGGACGAAAAACCCCACGTGATCCTGCGGGGCTCCAATCACCCGCTGGCGATCGGCGGCTATGGCCTCACCCACGGCATCAGCAAAGACGCCTGGGAGAAGTGGAAGACGCAGCACGCCTTCCTCCCGGCGCTGCAGAACGGCCTGATTTTCGAGCACGACAAGCCCGGCTCCGCCCGTTCCATGGCCGCCGAAATGGCCGAAGTGCAAAGCGGCCTCGAGCCGCTGAACGGCGACAACCCGGCGGCCGACGAGCGCACCCGCGGCGAGGTCGACGACGGCATCGAAGCGACCCCGACCGACGAGCAAAAGCGCGTCAACGAGAAGGCCAAGGCCAAGCGGGAAGAGCTCCTCGAGGAAGTCCGCGTCACCGAAGGCGACGAGTAGGACCATGGCGGCCGTGACCTTCGACCCGGCGGCGTTCATCGCCCGCTTTCCGGAGTTCGCGGCCGTCGATTCCGCCTACCTGCAACTGCTCTTCGACACGGGCGCAACCATGTTGCTCGACAACACCGAGGGCAGCCCGGTTCAGGACGTCGTCAAGCGGGCCAACCTGCTCAACCTGATCGTGGCGCACCTCGTGAAGCTCGCGCCGCCGGCCGCGGGGCCTGGCGTCGGCGGCCAGGAGACGGTGGGCCGCATCAGCAACGCCACGCAGGGAAGCGTCTCCGTGGCCACCGACATGCTCACGCAGTCGACGTCCGCCGCCTACTGGAACCAGACGCAGTATGGCGCGCTCTACTGGGCCGCGACGGCCTTCCTGCGCACCATGCGCCACGTGGCCGCGCCCCGGCGCAACATGGGCGTTCCGACCTACGGCTACCCCTTCCGGCGGTTCTAGCCATGGCCACGATCAGCGGCGGCGACAAGATGGACGCCGCGCTAGCCGCCATCGCCGCCCGCCTCAAGAAGGGCGGCTTGCTCAAGGTGGGGTTCCTCGAGGGCGCGAAGTACCCGAACGGAACGTCCGTCGCCCTGGTGGCCGCCGTGCAGAACTTCGGCGCGCCGGCGCGCGGCATTCCGCCCCGTCCGTTCTTCTCCAACATGGTGCAGGACAAAAGCCCCACCTGGGCCCCAGCCCTGGCCGGCCTGCTCAAGTCGACCGGCTATGACGTCGAAGCGGCGTTGCAGATGATGGGCGAGGGGATCAAGGGCCAGTTGCAACAGTCGATCCGCGACACGAACGCCCCGCCGCTCTCCCCCCTGACGATCGAACGCAAGGGCTTCGATAAGCCGCTGATCGACACGGGGCACATGATCAACAGCGTCGATTACGAGGTGACGGCGTGAACCTGCAGGCGATCACCGCCGGCGTCGTGGGCGCGGTCAACCCCGCGACGCCCGTTTCCTGGCTGCAGAGCACCGGATACACGACGGCCGCCGACGGGACGCAGTCGCCCGCCTACGCGGCGGCGCAGACCGTGAGCGCCCAGGTCCAGGGGTTGACGGCCAAGGACTTGAAGCAGTTGGACGGCCTCAACCTGCAAGGGCTCAAGCGGGCGTTCTACGTCTCCGCGAATATCCTGGGCGCGAGCTCCGCCCTGGGCGTGGGCGGCGACCTTCTGACGTTCGGGGCCGACGCCACGCCTGACGTGCGCGGGACAACCTGGCTGGTGGTCACGGTGCTGGAAACCTGGGGCGCGGGCTGGTGCAAGGTGGCGGCCGTGTTGCAGCCGCCGGCGGGGGCGACATGAGCGCGGCGACCGAATCACAGATCGTAGCCAATGTGCGCGCCTTCCTCCTGGCCAATACGCCAGACGGGACGGAGGTGATTCGCGCCCAGGTCAACAAGGTCCCGTCTCCGAAGGCGGTCAGTTGGATCGCCATGACGCCCACGGCGCGCCCGCGTTTGGCGACGAATATTGACACGTGGGACGTAACGGCGACCAACCCCACCACCACCAACAAGCAACAGAAAGTGGACGTCGTCATTCAGCTTGACGTCTACGGGGACAGCGCGGCGGATATCGCGACGAAGATTGCGACCCTCTGGCGCGATGATTACGCCTTCCAGTATTTTCAAGCGCTGGATACCGATCAATCCCCGCTCTATTCAGACGACCCGCAGCAAATGCCGCTGATCAGCGGGGAAGAGCAATACGTCAGTAGGTGGACCTTCAAGCTGCACTTGCAGGCGAACCTAGACGTCTCGACAAATCAGGACTTCATGGCTACGGTCGACGTCAGTCTTATTGACGTCGACGTGGTTTATCCACCGGGAGCCTAACCGCCCATGCAACCGAGCATTCCGGCCAAGAAATTCGCCAATATCACGCCCAGCGTGATCACGGCGGGCGGCAACGCCCTGCAGTTGATCGGCCTGATTCTCACGCAGGCGACGCGGGTTCCGATCGGGCAAGTCCTGTCCTTTCCTTCCGCTTCGGCCGTCGGCGCCTACTTTGGTCTGAGCTCCGCCGAGTTCGCCTGGGCCCAGGTCTATTTCGCCGGGAACGACAACTCCCAAACCAAGCCGGCGGCGCTCAAGTTCGCCCAGTATCCCGAGACGGCCGTCTCGGGATACCAGCGCGGCGGCAACATCGGGGCCAACGGCCTCCCGGCCCTGCAGGCGCTTTCCGGAACCCTGACGATCGCCACGGACGGCGTGTCGCACACGTCGGGCAGCATCAGCCTCGCCGCGGCCACGTCGTTCAGCAACGCCGCCACGATCATCAACACCGCCCTCGCCACCGCAACCATTCCCGCCGTCTGCTCCTATGACGCGGTGAGCGGCGGATTCGTCTTCACCTCGCCCACCACCGGCGCCGCCTCCTCCGTCTCGATCACTGGCGGGACCCTGGCCGCCCCGCTCTACTGCACGGTGGCGACGGGCCTTGTCACCTCGCCGGGCGCCGCGGCCGCCGCCCCGTCTGCGTTCATGACGACGCTTGTCGGCTACGACGCCAATTGGGCGTCGTTCAGCACCCTTTGGGAGCCGGTCGACTCGGAGGCCCTGCTCTTCGCCGGCTGGACGAACAGCCAGGTCGACCAGTTCGCCATGGTGCTCTGGGACACGTCCACCGTCCCCACGCAGGGCGGAGACGTCACCTCGATCGGCTACCAGATCAAGACGCTTGCCTATAATGGCGTGGTGGTGCTTTGGGAGCCGTCCGACGAATACCTTGCGCCCTTCGTCATGGGCCTGGGCGCGTCGGTCGACTACACGCAACAGAACGGCCGCGCGTCGTTCGCCTACAAGTTCCAGGGCGGTCTGGTCCCCGGCGTGACCGACGCCACCACCGCGGCGAACCTCGAGGCGAGCGGCTACAACTACTATTGCGCCGCCGCGACCCGCAACCAGCCCTATGACTTCTTCTACCCGGGCACGATTAGCGGCGTGTTCAAGTGGGCGGATTCCTACTTCGGCCAAATGTGGCTGAATTCCGCGCTGCAAGACGCGATCATGCAGCTTTTCACCAACGTCCGGCGCATCCCCTACAACGCCCAGGGATACGCCCTCGTGGCCGCCGCCCTGAACGATCCGATCACCAACGCCCTCAACGCCGGCGTGATCACCGCGGGCGTGACGCTCTCCGCCGCCCAGGCGGCCGAAGTGAACCAAGCCGCCGGCGCGCCGATCGACACGACGCTTTCGGTTCGCGGCTGGTATCTGCAAGTCAAGGACCCCGGCGCCGTGGTGCGCGCCGCCCGCGGCTCGCCAATCTGCAATCTCTGGTACATGGACGGCCAGAGCGTGCAGACCATCAACCTCAACTCCGTCAACGTGCAGTAGGGGCCATA